ATTTCGGGTTCACTCTCCCCCTATTTTTTATTATTTATGCAAAAAGATTAATGCAGATCAACCCATGCTGCTCCAGTAAATCCTTGGAACTTACTTGTAGTGGTATTAAACATAATTGCACCTGCAGTTGTGCCTAAACCAACCGTAGTACTAACCTTTGGTAAAATTACAAAAGTATTAATACCTGCTGGAGCACCTTCAGCAAGATCAAGAGTACATCTTGGAGCCACAGTTCCTATACCAAGTGAGCCAAATCCAGATATACGAAGTGCTTCTGTTGGTGTATCATCATCACTACCATCATTAGTTTGGAATATAAGTTCACCTTTTTGATCATCAGCACTTCCTTCATGATGAGATACTATAGAAGCAAGAGTGCTTTCCTCTCCACCACTTTGTATTCCTCTAAATACTATTTTTGAAAATCTTTCTTGATTAGAATCACTTGCAGTGGTATTAATAATAGTTAGATAATTATTACCACGAGAGCCAGAAACTTTTAGTTTATTAACAGTGTAATAATCATAATTTGAATCAGTGCTTATACTACCAAATCTCTTCCAAGCATTATCAGTTGTATAGACCCATCCAAGATACTTACCACCTTGTGGGTTCTGAGCAAATGAAACATCACCTGGAGTCCCAGAATCTGTAGGAGTAGAAATTCCAACTGTATATTTTCTGGAAACTGTTGCATCTCCTTGTAAGAATAATGATGTTGCTTCAAGACCCTTAGAGGATGATGAAGTTACTTTATTACTAAAGACTACAGGGCCTTTAAATTCAGAGATTGCCTTACCTTGATCACCACCATCAATCTTAATAGATTGTGAGAAGTCACCTTCAGTTGCTTTAACAAGATTAATTCCCTTCTTAACAGAGATATCTTCACCAGTAACACTTCTGATTGGAGTGTTAAAGACTTCTTCTTTACCAGTAACAGAATTTATCTTCTTATTACCTGAGTAGAAGATACCCTTATCATTCATACCAGTGAAGTAGTTAATACCACCATTCTTTCTAATTGACTGACCTATAATTTCTTCAGTATCAGAAATAGTACGATCTTGCTTCTCTGGAAGTGCAGTTGAGTAGTTTCCTGGCCCAAATCCAACATATTCAAATGTATGACCCGCAACTCTGTTAATTGAATGTCTTCTTAATTCAACAGGTAGTGGTTTGATCTTACGAGCAAGTGAGGCATTAATATGAGTTGCTGCTTTTGTTCCAAGACATGCACGATAAACTGTTAGTGGTCCAAGAGTATCAAGATAAGCTTTAGGTATTGTACCTACTCCAGTAGCAACTGTGGTAATTTTATTTTTAACTCTAACTATTTCATCATCAACTTGAAGATAATCTCCAATTTCAAAACCATACTGCTCTGTTGTTCCCATAGCAACAAAATTCATTGTTGTTTGAGTCTTTGTCATTGCACCTTCAGTAGGAGCAGTAATACCATCATAAATTGGAATCATTCTAGAACGGAAACCCTCATCATCTATAGTTGGTAATCCATCATTTGATGCAAATCCTTGATTCATCACATATACTGAAGAACCTACTGAAATTGATCCATTTTTTGTAGTTGCTGATGTACCTACATTAATTTCAAATTGTTTCCAACTCTTAATCTTAGTAACTACATGACTTCCAACAAAGTATTGAGCATCTTCATTTACACTATTTCCAGGCCAACCTGAAGTATCTGTATGACCAATACCAGTAGAAATAGCAACTATTACTTTAGAGTTAACATCCAATCCATGACCAAGAGATATACTAGAAGCAACACTAACACCAATAGTTGCAATTCCTGTTGTTGTACTATAATCAAAGGAACTTACAGCCATACCCACACCAGTTCTATGCAGAGTTGCATTAGCAGTTACTATTGATCCTATTCCAGCTGTCGAAACACCAGTTACCTGATTATTACCAACGACACTAAAACTCTTTGCTGCACCTACCCAAACATCTGTAATACGATAATAGTCATTATATTGATTATAAGATTCAGAAGTAAGACCACTTATTCTAATGGTATCACCAATATTATTATGGATCTGAGTGACTGAAATCTTAGCAGCATTATGACGAACTGCAACACTATTAACAGTAGTAGTTGTTCCAATACCAGCAACATATAAGGTATTACCAATACCGTATGCACTACCTGGATTGACAATAATTATCTCAGTAATACCACCACCATGTTTATCTACTTTTACTTTTGCAGTAGCATGTTTACCAGTAGTTGAGAATCCAGTATATACAGATTGACCATCAACAACCTGTGAAGGATATTCTGTTAAATTTAATAATTCCGCAGTATAATAAGTTTCATCGGAAGCACTACCAGATCCATAAGCAGAACCACTATTTGCAATACTAACTTGCTTAATACCATTAAATCCATGATCGATGTCAGTATGAATTGTATGAACTTTGGATAATGGGTAATTATAAGTGCCAACAGGCATTTTCTGTTGACCTGTACTTAAACCAGTTGTACTATTTCCAGGTACAACTCCTGAAGTATTAATACCAACAGATGTTACAATTTCTGTAATTCCAATACCAATACCAGTATCAGCAACAATACTATCAATTGTTTCTTTTGTAAGACTCTTTCTTACATCATCTACACTAACATCACCAATTAAACTTGAAGTAGCATGAGATGTTGTTGATTCTGGATCAGCAACAGGATTATCACGATTAACTTGAGGATAAAGATATTTGACTGGTTGAGTAAACTTCTCATCAGTAAACGGTGCTACACTAGGAGCAACAGATGAATTTAATACCGTTAGATAGTAAATACCATCTTGTTTTCCACTAACATACTCTTGAACTTCTTCTGAATCTTGTATATAATATGTTTTACTATAATTCTTTCTCTTAAAGTATGGAAGTGCTGTATTCCTAGTAATAGTTTCAATAAAGGTAAATGTACCAGGATCAGTTCTAACTCCAACAGTAAATTCTCTTGCACTACTAATACCAATAACTGGGAAAGTTCCATTATATCCAGAATTACCAGCTCCAGTAGCATTAACACTACTCTTAACATTAGCAATTTCAACCAGAGAACCTACAGACAAATCATGTGGTTGTTCTGTTAAAATTCTTGCAGAATCTGGATTAGTATCTGATGTCCAATTAGCATTTGAAATTAATCTAAAGTTTCTCTGTTGATTAACATTAGCTAAATTCTCAGTTCCATAATATGTTTCAACTTCAGTCGTTGTAATACCAATTGTAGCATTAGATTCCTGAAGAATATATCCACTTGTAGGTGGTCTTCCTACTGATACACCAGATGAAGATGGAACAACATATCTTACACGATAGATTGTATCAACAGCATCTCTCTCATCAGATTTTCTCTTAATATATGTTCGAGGAGAAGCAGTTCCTAATACTGATGTTCCTTGATCAACGAAATATGGCCATATTGCATCCTTTCCATTAGATGTATCAACACCAACATTAATATACCATTGATTTTTACTTGCACTATCATATTGAATTGGATGACCAAGATCACCAGAATTCTTATCAGATACTCTACTTACAATCTTTAAAGGACCACCAAGATTATTAATAGTTAATACATTTGCATTTTCAGCATCAGTGAAAGTTTTAGCAAGTTTTAATCCAATATTAGTACCTACTCCAGAACTAACTGCATAGTATACCTTATTTGATTCAATTCCATCAGGAAGAACTCCATTAGAACTAATAACTCGAACACTTTCTCCATTAGTAAAAGTATGTGCTGATGTTAATTCAATTTGATTGCTTGTAATACTATTAATACCTGCAGCACTTCTATTAACATCATAACTCTTCTCACCACTTGAAGGAGTATGAGGAATACCATCTTGAGTATCATTACCCTCCATTACAATACGAGAACTAAATTCTGAAGTAACACCTGCTGAAATTGGTATTAATACATTAAGTGTATCAGAAGTTCCTGCACCAATACGATATCCATCTAGAACATTCTCTGGTTTTACAGATGGATTAGTAAGACCTTTTAAATATAAACGTTCAGATGTCGTTCCAATACCTATAGAGTTTGTAATATCAAGAGCATCAAATTCAATTGTTTTTTGTGTAGATGGAAACTCTTTTGGTGGAATAATATGAGTGATATATCCTATATCATCTTGAGAATATGCTTCTTTCTTAAATCCAGCAGAAACTAAGGCTTTTGCACCAAAATTTGAGTTAGAGTTGGTGATAGACATATCACCACCAGTATCAGCAGAGAAATGTTCTGCATAACCAATAGCAAATGCTGATGCTGCTTGAATTGTTGCATCATTAATTGCTTTAATATGGAAATTGTTATATGTTGGTTTAAAGGTTGCTCTTGAATCAGTATTTAAACTTTCATTTCCACTTGTAGTTCCATCATTATATGTTCCAGTACTTGCATTATACTTAACAAATGCATTATTATCCTTCTGCAATCCAATACCCGTAAACTGGGCAATAACCATAGATTTAAATCCTGATGCCTTGTTACCATCAGCAAGCAAACCACACATACCATAAACTGATCTCAAGGAACAGTTAAAGATATATGGTGATGCAGAAGTAACAGTATCAATATTCAGTGCTGCAGTTGATCCCGATACAGATGGAAGTGCATTGGATGGAGCATTTTCTACAGAATACTTAAATACCGTATCACTTATCTTATCAGTAATTAAAAACTGACCATCATACCCTGTTGCCGTAATACCAGAAATCTTAACAGCAGTATCAACATCTGCACCAGTAAGAGAAGAACTTGTTGTAACAGTTATTATTGTTGATGAAGTTGAACCATCACCTGCCTTAATACTACTAATACCTACAGAACCTGCTGTAGGGCCAACAATACGATATTCATCAATCTTCGCTTGAATGTCTAATCCAGTTGATGGGTAATCTGGTTCAATCTGACGACCAGAAGTAACTCCATATACAAGACCAACCTTTTCATAATACATATCCAGATCAGTTCTTGTATTAGAACCCCATGTCTGGTTATTATCATTAATACTTACTTTGTTTACACCATCAGCATATTCAAATGCAGTCAGTTTATGGTGTGAAAAATCAGGAACATATTGATTTTCAGTATAATCTAAGAAAACCTTTCCATTAGGATCAGCATCAAATATAGAGAATTGCCAGAAATAACATGCACCAGTTACACGGAATATTGCAGATCTTTCAACATTATCATTTAATGGGTTTGGAACATACTTAGGACGGATCTTTGTCTTTCTGAGATCCATACCAACAATTGATGTTCCACGAGGAACAATTACACCACCATGTATACTATTAAGCTTATATAAAGCATTATTGGAGTTTCCTAAATCAAAATTAGTTGTTAAATCCCATGCACTAAAATCAGTAGTAGTTGATCCAAATCTATCTCTAAAATTCCCAGAACCATCAGGTATATATCCTGGCCTATTATCAATTACATGATCTCCTGGATAAAGAAGTATTGTTGTCTGTGCAAATCGATCATTATTGAGACCTTGCTGATATGAAAATCTAGATGCCTCAATCAAAGCCCTTTGAATGGTCTTAAAAGGACGTGTTAATGAATTTCCCTTATTATCGATACTATCCGTCGAATCCAAATCATTTGGACTTACGTACAAGATATTTCCACGAACATTTTTTAAGAAATTCTCTAATCTGGATAAACCCATGTTTATTCTTCCAATGCCGATTATTACTTTTAGATATTTATAAAAAAACTAATAGGGCAAAAAATACCTGGAGTTTTTTTCCCGACTTTTTTGAAATTAAAAGCTAGCCTCCTCTGAAGTTAATGGTTCTGTATACACTAACCTATCTTCTGGACACGTAGCACGTACTAGTTCCAACACATTCATAAACTGTTCTGTATTATCACAAACCACCTCCTTAGTATCCCCTTCATTGGAATATAAGTAAAAAGTTTTCTTGAGTGGATCCACCACACACTTCATTAAATACTCTTCGTCCATCCAAGCCCTTATCATACTCATATATTATACCTCGACCACCGCAAATAGTCAAGTTTATAAAAATTTCTTACATATTCTTCATCTTCAACACTCTTTTCATTCTTTTTATAATCAGGATCCATATATTCTAAAATAAGTCTTTGCCCTAGTTCATTATGTATGTAATTTGAATTTAATTCTTTTACATTAAACTCCATTTTTAATATAGAACTCAACCAATTGGAAAAATCATTATCAAATCCATTCTCAAAATACCAAATATGAGTATTATCTGTAATATAGTCAACTTGTGGTCTAAACCATCCTTTTGGGTGATATGGATAGGAATATAATGACAAATATCTCTCCAATGGATCTCTTACAATAGAAATATGAGGAATACCTCCCACATCTAAATCTTTTTCATACAATTCTCTATGTAAATGAGTAATCTCTACACCATCAATTGTTTTCCATATCTTTTGCTCAGGCTCAAACCCATTTTGTTTTATATTTTCTTGTAAGAACCTACCAGCAGTTCTAGGAATATGAATAAAGAAAAATCTTTTTCCCGTTTCTTTATGACGATACGTGGGCATTAAACCAAAACGATAAAACGTATCTAGTTCCCGATTCAACCTTACTCACATGATGTAAATACTCTCTATTAGAAAATATTAACAATTTACCTGTTTTTGGTTTTACATCATGCCACACACTTTCATCTAAATTATCAAATTGAGTATGTCCGCCAATATAATCATCATTCAAATAAAGAAATGCTGCAAGAACATTTGGGCTATACATTTCAGACTTATCATAATGAGGTTTCATAAATGTGCCAGTAGGCCATCGTATAACACCACAATAATCTAACTGTATATTATTATGAAATGATTTACAAATTTTAGTTACATTTGCAATAACATTAGAAAAAAGTTCATCCTTTGATAATTCAATATCTAAGGGAGTCACATCTCCACCCAAATAAATTGCACCATAATCACCATCTGGTTCTGGTATATCAGGGCCATAAGTTAAACTCTCATCAGAATTTGAATGTGTTACTGCTTCTAAAAAAGTGTCATTTTTATTAACATGAAGATCAATAAAAGATTTGCATAAAGAAGGATTTAAAAACTCCTCTTCAAGATAAAGTAATTTTTTCATTTTTGGTTATACCATATATTAAGAGCAAATCTTTCTGTTCCTTCAATCTTAGTAACATGATGTTTGTAAATTGAATTAGAAAAAACAAGTAATTTCCCTGTCTCTGGTTTAACTTCACACTCTTCAAATCCAGTATAACCTCCAATATAATCATCATTTAAATAAAGAACTGCTGCAAACAAATCAGGTTCTTGATCAGGTCTATGTGGATCGATATGAGGTTTCATAAAGGTGCCAACAGGCCACCTTACCACACCTGCATAATCTATAATAACTCTATCATCAAAAGTCTTACAGAGATTAGTTACCCTCTCAACTACATTATTTTTTTCTTTCTCAAAATAAATCCCATCAAGAGTTGTAAGGTATGTATTTCCACCCCTACTCTCATCACCATAAGGAAGTTCTTCTTTATTTGATTTAGAAAGTTCTATTAGTTCTTGAGATTCACTAGGAGATATAAAATTCTCCTCAATATAAATCAATTTCTTCATATAGTAATTATATTTCTCCTTGGTGCATACTGTGGATCATTATACACTGGATTTTCTACATCAACACCATAATTTGGATCAGGATAATCAAAACAATCCTTGCCTTCATATTCTACATGTAATGGATTAACATCCTTCCTTGATGCATAAACATGATAAAAACAATTAACAGGTAATCCACCTTGTGCTTGAAGATGTATAGTTTCTGCATCCCATCTTTTTATAATTACATCTTGATGAGCACCGATAGGTTGAAGTTGAACAGAAATACTTTCAACATCTACAAGATCTTTCCAATAATCTGGTAATTTTATTATCTTCTCATTTCTTACCCTACCTCTACAATATACACCAACTTCTGGGCCCTCAATACATGCATAACGAAGTCTGTGACCTTCTCCTTTTGTAGGATGTTGTATATCAAATGGTTTTGGTTTACCATCTGCTGTTTTATGTCTTGATTCCAATCTACCCTTAGAAAGACAATCAACAGCACCAGTGACATACATATCACCAACAACATACACGGAGTCTTTACCAGAACCACCATCACCTTCAATCATAGCATTACCCTTCACAAACAATGAACGATTTGTTCCAATGGTATCTTCTCTACCTACCATCAAAGTTGCATTAGCAGATGAAAAAGCATCGACCTTTCCAATCTGTGTATTACCTTGAAGATATGTAGTATGATCTACTTTTTCATTACCTACACCTAATGCTTGAGGAACTAGTTTTTTTGCACTATTAACTAATTGTCCTCCCCATACAAATACTTCATCGAATGAAAATGCCATAATTGCTCCTTACGAATTTACTGTTCCTGGATTTGGTAATGCTTTTTTAACTGTTGCAGCACTTACACCTTCTAAGAATGGTGTAAAGATTTGAGTTGATAATCCACCAGCAATAGTTATTAAACCTGTGCTTATAATTTTAGTGGATTGCTTACCATCTATTGTAACATTTTTTGAGTCAAGTTTCAAGGTCTCGTTTGCTTTTGCCCAAAGAACTCCTTCTGGAGCGTTACCTGTAGCAACAAATTCAATATCTAATCCTTCAATACGAATCTTTCCATTTGCTGCCTTGAGTTGAATGTCTCCATTCTCTGCCAGAATAACAAATGCTTCCTCCTCCTTCTTCAGATCTTCTCCTGTATGCATAATGGTAGCACCAGGAGTATTCATTGATGTATAATTTTTACGAATTCCATCCTCCTCAAAAGCAAAGAAGTGACGACCATCCATACCTTTAAGTTCAACACTTGAAGTTACATCTTTAAATGGGCTCAAACCACCAAAAGTTATCGCTCCATTCATAGAGCTCCAAACTTGTGTCCAAAAATTTCTCTTCTGTGCCATAGTTTAAACCTTATTGGAGAATTTCATCACCTTTAACTGAACCTTTGATACTGTCTGCCCTATTATCAAAGACTTGAATATCAGTTCCGTTATTAGAATCAGTACCTGCATACTTCACTCCATCAATGAAATAAGTATTTCCATAATACTCCTTACCATCAACATATCCATTAATATTTAAACCAACCAAATCAAATACCTGAACAACATCCAATATAACTGGTTCAATTGGTTGAGGATCACGAATTATATCAAAGACAGGAACAAATTTAGCATTAAAACCAGACTCAGTATCCATCATTATTTTTGGAAGACGAGTAAATCTTCCCCCTTTATCAACACTAACTGATTTTATCTTACCAAACGGATCACATGTATAAGACAATAGTGTACCATTAGTCGGAGTAATTGTCAATTGATCCACTCCACAATTATAATTAAATCCAGGATCAGTTACAACAATATCTGTAATCGTAAGAATAGCAGGATATTGTGGAACGGTTTGTGGAGGTGGAAGATATCCAGTACCACTATCAATAGGAATAACTTTAATAACTTCACCATCTTTAATAACAGTATCAAAAAAAGCACCAGTTCCATTCTTACATGGATCAGTAACTTCAACTTGAGGTGGTTCTTTATAACCAAAACCACCACTCACAAGATCAACAGCAATCAAGTTTCCATCTTCATCAACAACAGGATTTCCCTGTGCTCCTACACCATGACCACCAAAAAATTTAACTATTGGTGGGCCACAAGGTTGCTCACCAGTAATACATGGATCCTTCCTCAACAGATCTTTAGGAGTTAAACTATTAACTCCATCAATATCCAAATAACGAATCTTTGAATCTCCATCAAGAAAAATAAACGTAGTATCTGGATTCGTTTCTGCATATGTATTAGCATCTGCAAGAGATACATCATGAATATATCCCTCAGTCTCAGTAATATACCCTACTGTAATATTATCAAATGAAGTTGGTGATATTGGCATTATAAGAAATTACCTCCAGTTCCTTTTGGAACTTTATAAGTTTTAGTTACTTTCTTCTCTTCATTTATCTTAGCTTTAATTTCTGCTTGAGATAAATTTTTATTTCTTATAGAAGTTTCAGAACGACGTTCAGCTAAGGTCTTACTAACACCTTTTGCTGACGTAGCAGTATTCTTTGCAGATTCAGCAACTGATGCAAAACTTGGAGCTCCTCCATCACCACCACCTGCTTGCATTGTATGAGTATCATTAGGTGAACAAGATGCTTTAGGATCACAATTAAAAATTTGTGTGATAGATCCAACAAATCCAAGTGCAGATCCAATATCAAAATTCATTCCACCAAGTGCTCCTATACCTAAACCACCTGCTGCTGCACCTGCAAGAGAAGATCCTTCACCAACAATTGAACCTAAAACTTTTGGAAAGAATGAAGCAAGTCCACCAACTCCATTAACAAGTTTAGGTATATCACCTGTTCTAATTGCTGCAAAAGCAAGACCAGCACCAGACATCAATGCTGGATTCACACCTAAAATATTAGCTACAGATGAAAAACCTTCAAGAATTCCATTAGGATTACCTTTATCATTTATCAAAGCGATTGCACTAGCAATAAGTGTTGCATTACCTTTACCAGAAAGATCCATAAGTTTAGATAATCCTGTAGAATAATCTCCATTCTGCCAAGGAGCAACTACACCTCCAATCTTAGTAGGATCAGCACCAGATTCCTCTGCCATTGATTCAGTGATAGACCTAATAAGATCTCCAGATCCTAATGCAGCAAGAACAGTATTTTCATTAATAGAATTATCAATACTACCACTATCATCTGAACCAGAATCGGTAGAAGATCCACCTATTGCAATCTTAACTTCATTCACAACAGGGCCAATTGCATCATCAAACCCCTTCATAACTGTATTAATAGTCTCTCCTATTATTTGACCAACTAATTCTTCTGTTGCACATAATGGAGTTGGAATATAATATCCTTCTGGTGGAAGTGCTCTAATAATATCCGATCCTGGAGTATCAAGTTGAGTTTGAACTGGTTCAGTATTCTCTTCCCATACTCCACTATCACCAACTCGAACAAAAGTTTCAAGTTCTCCTGTATTGGGATTAAATCTTGTAGATCCTATTGCAGTAGTAAGACCAACGAGACTACCAGTTATTGTAGGATTTGCTACTTTAGATTCTTTCTGTCTCTTCTTAAAAATATTTTTTAATGCAGCTGCAATTAATCCTACTAATGCAGACCCCATCATGCCATTAAACATACATGCAATTTTCTCAAGACCAGCAACCTTCTCTTTCATTATAGCAAGACTATGAGAAGGAGGAGCTAGGTTATCTATAGGTGCTAACTTCTCATTAAATTCTTTAGTCGTAAATTGCTGCACCTGACCCATAATACCTTTCATATATTTTGAAATCTCTTCGGATGCAGTTTCAATGGCAGCATCAATACTCTTCTCTGCTTGTACTATAGGTAAACCAGCAGCAACATTTGCATCTTGCATTGACTTTTGAAACTGCTGTATCTTTTCACTTAATGTCTCTACCACTGTCTGAATATTTTTCATATCAGACTTTCTATTTGGATCTGGACATGCTAATGCATGTTTTCTTGTCAATACCGTTCTTTTCTTCTCACCTGCTGTTGTATCTTGATGAGTTGCATCAGATGACTCTTTAGATACATTAGTAGTTGTTGGTGATAAATCCCCATCCTTTAATTTTTTCTGCTCTGGTGGTTCTTCATCTTGATTTTTAGAATGAAAACTTTGTGGTGTAAAATTCTTTCCACCACTACCTTCAGTTCCAGTTTTTCTTTCTAGTTTTGTCTTGGTATTATTACCAAGGATACCCATGATGACAGGAACCTGTTGATCCTGACCATCAATAAAGAATCCAAAGACAAAATTACCTTGCTTAATTGCAGGAGTTTGATAAGAACCTCCTTGACCTCCACCTGATGTCACAGGATACATTACCTGAGCCCAAGGTAATTCTTCTGCAGTTATTGATGCTTCTTCCTGATCATGATTACCTATTATTCTTACCTTATATCTGTATCCCCATGCGGGAACCTCATCAGGAGTATCAAATACTTCTGCATTTATATTGTCTCTCCATGTGGAATCATCAGCCACTTGGCCGATCCACCACAAAAAGCCAGACCCCAATACACCAGGATTAAATAATGCAGTTCCTTCCATTAATCGTCGTATACTCTACATTCAAATGAATCTGGATGATTATCACAATACACTTCTAAGTGCTGATCCTCATGGCGTGTGTGCCAATCATTGATCTTAGCACCACCAGGATTCTCTTCATTCTCTTCATGAGCATGAAAAGCATCATTGTGCATCTTCAAATCTTCTTCACTATATTCAATCATACCATGATTTACATGCTCTTTGTGATCCTTTGGATCAATATAAGATTCATGATTTAAATCGTGTTCTGGGACTTTAGTAGTCATAATTAATTCCTCTTGCTGTGATTTCCTTTTCTTCCGAATGAATCTCGTGCTAAGTTCAACTTAGTCCAAGTTCCATCGGCAGTCACTAAGTGGCATAAGTCAGCTATAATATATAGACCCCCACTTTCCTTATTTACTGTATCATCTTTTGATGCTTTAACAGAAGGAATGTCAACATATATTACATCTCCTGCGTGTAAACTAAAATCACCAGCAATAGTAATCTCTTGCATTTGTTGGAAGAGTTGATTATATCTACGAATAGCTTGATTAAGAGTTACTGCTGCTTGGAAATTTTCTTTTTCATTTTTCTCCAATTGTTCTTTAGTTGAACCTGAAGGTAGAGTTCCAGTGTCAATTAACATATATGTGGTACGTGTGTATTCACTATCAAATTTTTCATTAAACTTTGGAAGACCTTTTCCTGCAAGTTTATTAGTAGGTAAATTAGATGCACTCTGTTCTACAACCTCATAAAAACAATTAAAAGGATTGAACACTACTAACTTAGTATTATAAGCTCCATAATTAAATTTTTGTTGTGCATTAATAGAATTATTTGATACCTGCTCTAATATTTTTCCATCATATCCAGGAGGAACTCCCTTCTCACCATCAGGAGAATCACTAAAAATAAATGCTTTCTTTTGTTTCTGTTCTAATAATTTATCAATAGATTTAAAATGCATTCCATCTGAAGTTTCCCAGAAAAAGAATCCTGCACTCTGATCATCAGCACCATCTGGTACAGAATTTTTACATAACCAATTTAATATGTAAAAAGGTTTACGACCATTGCCAATAAAATTATAGTCATTAGAAGTAGTTTCTATATCAACTTTCTTCTTTGTCTTTAAAGATCTTTCTCCACTCTTTACAATACTTTCAATATGATCTGAAATTTTTCCATCATATCTATGGATTAATCTTGAAGTGCCAGCTTCATTGCGAATAAATTCTTCAGAAACTAAATTAAGACTAATCATATTCTTCATACCATCTTCCATTATAGGAGTAACTGAATTAACATTCAAATCTACCTTAATTTTATTCTCATTATTATCTGCAAACTCTAATCTAAAATCTTCTGTTCCAACTAAAGGTAGACCTTCAATTACAGATTTCCCATCAACAGAATCTCCACTATCTGCATATATAACAGTTGCTTTTATAGTATCTTGTAAAATACTCTCAAAATACTGAAGACGAACCACTCCATTAACCAATCCAGCAGTTTTACCACCTTGATTGGAAGTTATATCAGCCTTTGTAATAAAAGCTGGATTTGAAGCACTAGATGTAACTTGGTTTGCCATTACTTAATTAGCTCCATTCTATTTACCCGCATACAAAACGAGTGATGGATCATTTGAATCAACAGACTTAGTTTTTGCTGATCCAACACTTGCTTTAGTAGTAGAAGAAGGAGTGCTATTCTTATTGGGAATAGGTACTGGAATAATTTTTGAAGAACCTTCTCCTCCTTCATAGGATGCCTTATTACTAACAGCATTAATGGTATCATTATTTTTTTCTTTACTTTTTTTCCTACTAATTGGGGGAATTGGGGGTGGTCCCATCTCTTTAGCCATCTCTTTAGGATCTTTAGATCCTTTTCCTTTAGGTGACTTAACTTTATCCTTCCCATCTTCAGGATCATCTTTAGCAGGATTCATTGCCTCTCTTGAGAAGAATGCTTTTCCAAGTAATTTAACTTTATCACCTATATTAAGAGGATTGATTAACCATGCTGGATTTGGTGCTTTAAATCTACCAACTCCAATTTTAGGAAGACCCTCTATTAATCTACCAATTCCATCTTTCACCCAATTGAAAACTGCCTTACCACCAGATAATAGTGTTGTAAAAGTATCTTTCAGTTTTTGACCAGCAGCCTTTACACCACCACCTAATATCAATTCGTATAATAAATCACCAACAAATACACCAATAGTTTCACCAATCAAAGTACCAAGAATAGGGATGGGTATAAAAGTTCCAAGTGCTCCACCCAATGCAGCACCCACTGATTTAAATATTGCTTGACCTGCAGGTTCCCCCGACATTAGAGAAACAAGACCTACAATAAGTGGTCCTAGAATTGGTATGCGACCAGCAAATCCTTTGACTGCAGGAGTTGCTGCTTTAAGAGCAGGTGCTACAAACTTTGCTGCCTTACCAAATATCTTTGCAGCAAATCCACCAACCTTACTGGCACCTTTAGAAGCAAAGAATTTACCTGTATGTAATAAGTTCTTACCAAATCGACCTACCTTTCCTACTACATTCTTTACTCCAGGAATCTTCATTAAGTTTTTACCAACTTTTGAAGCAATATTCTTAGCAAATTTAAATGCTCTTGAGATAATTGCTTTTGCTATTTTAAATACTCTTGTTATATTTTTAACTACTGCCTTGAATATTTTTTGACCAAGGAATTTCCAAACGAAAAATGCATTAATTAGATTTTTAAGATTACCCATGAAGATATCAAATTTCTTCGCACCTTCTTCACCAAAAATATTGGTAACAAAACCCTTCATCATTTCAACAAGTTTATATCCCCAATGAATAAAGGATCCAAGTACATCAATTGCACCTATGGAAAAATTAATAAGGAAATCTCCAACCTTTGCAAGACCTTTTATAATTCCTATCACCATAGGATTTGCAGCAAAATCCACCAACTTTATTATAACTGCCGACCAAAGATACTTAACCAAGAATCCCATGATTCCTTCTAAAAATCCTAAACCAGGAATTTTTACTTGTTCTTCTTTAGGAGCTTTCTTAGGATCTTCAGCTTCTAATCTCTCTTCCTCTTCCTTACGCTTTTGTTCTTCCTCTGCTTTCTCCTCCTCTTTATGAAGACTTTTATCAAGAGTAAGATTACTCTTCATAGTACTAGCAACCACCATCAAAGAATTATTAATTGACTCTAAATTACCACCTTTAGAACCTCCTCCTCCACCACTAGAACCACCACTAGAAGGAACTATAGCAGAACTTTTAGGAATTAATGATGTAGTAGGTCTAACTGTTGCTGCTTCACCTTCTTCACCTCCACCCATAATCTGTTGGGCTGATGCTCTTCTATTTGCTACTTTCTTTCTCCGATTACTAAGCATCTTCTTACCTCTGGCAGCCACTTTATCAGCTCCCATCACCCTTGCTTCTCTTTTTAATAACCCCTTTGCCAGTGCTCCTAAAGCCATATTTTATCTCCTTATCCCCAGAGTATGTTCTTTAGCAACACCACCACCAGAAGTAGAACTAAATGATGGTATACTACTTCCACCAGGAGAAGAAGCTCCACCAGAATCTCCTCCTCCACCAGTTGGAATAGGAACAGGAATAATTCCTCCACCTCCACCTCCACTAGGTGGTGGCGGTGCTGATGATCCAGATGGTTTAAATTGCTGCGTTGAAAAATTAATTGAGTCAGATATCTGTGCCATTTCATAGGCATCTGTACCTGGAATCCATTGATTTATCTCTCTCTGCAACTCATCACCTTGCTTACTTGCTATCGCTTTGAATTGGTTTCCAGTCATATCACTAAATCCAAACTCCTTCCCTTTCTCTTTCAACGCATCTGCAAACTTAGGATCACTAGCCATCTCTCCTATCATTCTTGCTTTATCACCTGCAAATTTACCAAGATCAATAAACTGACCATCCCTAGTCATCGTCAATCCTAAAGGTAGTTTTGCATTATTAATTGCATCAAGTTCCTCTTGAGTTTGCTCCCTAAATCCACTCTCAAAATCACCTATCAGACCTGCTTTAGTATTAGTGATTCCAAAAAATTGCTTCATCTGCATCTGTTGCATATTCGCTAATATTTGCAGATCCTGCTTTTGCTCTGGAGTCATACCAACAGAACCACCACCTGAATAAGCAGCTCTTCCATTCTTTTCTTTTGGTTTATTTGTACCACCAGCAGCAGCATTCATTGCAGCAAGAGTATCTACACCATATGCCTGTACTGCACCCTTACTTAAAACAAACTCACCAGGAGTTAGCATTGCAGGAACTGTATCACCATTACCAGAACCAGGAACCTGACCACCCTTATTCATTCTTTGGGTTTCTGTTGGTTGCTTCACATCAGGTGCTTTTTGATCTGCACCACTTAATTCATCAGGTTGTTTTGTAGTATCAGTTTTTACAGTATTTGCATCATCAGTTTTTTCATCTTTTAAATTTAAATCTTTATTTTCTTTTTCAAGATCTTTATCTAAACCCTTTTCACCCTTTTGAATTTCTTTATCTACTTTAGGCCCAAACCCAAATAACATCTTGACAGTATCAATAAGTTTGGGAAGAAAAACAGTTACTAATAAAACCGTTCCTGCTATCATTCCTACAGGCCCTAATAGTGCAGGGAAAAAAGCCATTAATCCCGCCAGTATAGCAGGCCACCAATCACCAAGGAATTTAAATATTGATTGAATCTTTTGAGCATTCTCACCTTTACCCATCCAGTCAACAAATTTCATTATTGCACCAGCAAAGAGGTATTTTACTAAGAAACCAATCAACTTTTCAAAAATGCTTTGAACAGGAGCAAGCATTTTCTTAGCACCACTTGCAATTGCTTTTACACCTTTACCCATTCCCTCTACAAGTTTTTCTCTTAGACCTCTCTTCTTCTGCTCCCTTTCTTTTCTATCATCATCAGCTTTCTTTTTACTAAACTTCTGATCACTTATTACTATTGATTTAATATCCTCAACAGTATCCGAGACCTTAACAATAGCTCCACCACCTTGCCCACCAGATGTATCTACAGGTGTAGATGCAGTTGCAGGTCCAGATGTAGATACATGTTCATCTTCTTTACCTAAAAACTTATTTGGATCTACCTTACTTGATTTTCTTCCAGCACCACGACCAGTTCTCTTCCTAAAACGATCTATCATTGCCTGATTATCTTCAGGTATCAAATCTCCTGTTGCATCATAAGCAGCACCTTTCTCCTCATATCCTTCCAACTTTTTAATCTTTTCGTCAATCTCATTTGGTTCAGTATTAGAAGAAAGAAAAGTTTCCCATTGAACAGGAGTAAGAGACTTTACTCCCTTGTCTTTAACCTTCTTTAATACCTGTAATAAAGTTGACCTTTTAGCCATTAGAGTTTTGTTGCTGCTGTTTTAACTTTTCTTCTTCGAGATGTTGTTTTAATAATCCAACATAGATGTCTCGTTCCCAAGGAATCAAGTTTTCAATCTCTGTTAAGCTGTATTTATGATACTGCATCAAAGAAAAATTAAGTTTATAATAACTCTCCAGATCCATATGGATCATGGCTATTCGAAAAAAGACGCTAGGCCCTCCAATAATATATCACTTTCAACTTTTGTCTTAGGATTCTTCACCTTAACAGTGTGAGATAACTTAGGCATGGTAGTAAAGAAATCTTCAATACCTTTAAACCTAGAGGAATTCATTGATTCAAGGAACTCAGTTATCTCTTTCTTAGTACAATCAGATGCAACCCATACTTCATCTGATGTATATATCTTATCAATACATGATGCAATCAATTCAAATGATTGATCCATTTGATTACCATCCTTAAAATCAAAATTACTCTTAATAAATTCATTCAATGATGGATACTTCATTTCAATCATAATATTATCATCAACTTTAATTTGATTAGTATGATCTTCACTCTTAACAACTTTAATATCATCTAAATCAATAGTTACCTGAACCTCTGTCTTTCTATCATCAGGGCAAATAACATTAACATCTATAGATTCACCTACAGATTTACCTCTAATATTAAGGAACAAGTATTCAATATCAAAAGTAGGAAGTGTATCTACTTTAATTCCTTTACTAAGAATACATGCTTTGATAACTGCTTTAATTGCAGTTGTAATTTGTTTTGTATCTTCGCTTTCTAAAGCAAGTACTAATAATTTTTCTTCTTTAACTAGAAAAGGTCTATATGTTATTTCCTTTTCTATGGATGGTAACACCAAATGATATGTTGGTGTGGAAATTTTTGGTAACGGCATAATATCCTAAGACAAGTCAGTATGTTTATTTAGAAGAGATTTTGAACTATTCCTCCAGCAACGTCACCAAGAAAATCATTGCCAGTTAAATTGTCTACAACTCTGTTAGTTAAATTACCAGCAAATGATCCTAGATTAAATTTTGCTTGACCTAATGGATTCATTACTGGATCAGATGCATTAGCACTTCTAGGTTTTGAGCTATATCTAGAGTATGTAAATGATACTGTGCATTTCAATAAACTAGATGAGTCATAACTTACTGGCATTGATGCAATCGATATTGGATATGCATTAATGAAAGTATATGTAAGAGGTTTTACTGGAACAGCACCAGGAGCATAAGTATTTTTTTCAAACTTAGTAACTTCCAAACCTCCCTTATACATGTTAGGAAATCTCATTTTATAATGATAAGTTTCGTTGTGAGTATTTCCTCTTTCATTAGTAATGTATGATATCCATGCTTCAAAATATCTAATTGCCAAATATTCTCTTGCGTCACAATAAAAAGTTAAATCAATTCTATCATCAAATGCTCTACGATGAACATGACGTTCTGTAACACCTGTAAAATCATTCATCAATTCTGTTGTCATTAAGTTTGATCCAGGCAATGCTGTCTCACAACAAAATAACATTAACTTATCTCTCTTAGGTGAAGAAAGACCTCCACTAGTTAACGACGAAACTCCTTGCTCACGAAGAAATGCAGTGAATGCATCAGGAGTATCTCCCAGTTGTCTGGGATCAGAAATCATAACCTGAAAAAATGAAGTTGTTGCTGGTTCTAACAACTTAGATACAACTTCACTCACTCTTACGTGTCTTGGCAGAAGGGTAGCCATTTATAAATACTATTTGACCTTATATATTATGTATGCAAGATAATGGCAGAAAGTATTAAGAGTCGATATAAACCATCCAATCCACAGAAATATCAAGGCAATCCCAATAATATAATATGTCGTAGTAGTTGGGAGAGAAAGTTTTGTCAGTGGTGTGATAAGAATAAGAGTATAGTCTCATGGGCTTCAGAAGAATTCAGTATCCCATATATTTCACCCAAAGACAATCGTGTTCATAAGTATTTTCCAGACTATCTAATTAAAGTAAAGGAAAAAAATAATAGAATTAAAAGTTATGTTGTTGAAGTAAAACCAAAGAAACAAACTCTTCCACCAAAGAAGAGAAAAAATATAACTAAATCATATATCTATGAATGTCAAACCTATGCTGTTAACCAAGCAAAATGGGCTGCAGCATCTGAATTCTGTAAAGATAATAGAATTGAATTTAAAATAGTCACCGAAGATGAGTTAGGAATCAAATGAGTAGACTAGAAGGCAACGACATAAACAATAGAACCAATGATCCTGAAGAGATGATGATGGAGATCATGGAACTATTGAATGATACAGTAACACCTGTTCCTGAAGTGGGGCAATACTATACCTTTGTTTATAATGCTAAGACTCCCAATATTACATATGACCAACATCCACTGATTGCTTGCACTGATTTACAAAAATGGGGATTCAAAGGTCTCAACTTTCACTGGCAACAATCAAGAAATTATACATGGGAAGAACTAGCAGGTCAGTTGTATGTTGTTCAATATGATGAACTTGATGAACTACTTGCAATACCTTATGGTAAATTCATCCTAAATAAATAAAAACCTTGTAAATGGCAACCACTGCTAATAGTCCTAGTTGGGTAAGAACCTATACAAAAGACGACGGAACAAAGTATCAAATCGCATATAGAGTAAACACAGTATGGTTAGAAGATGCTGATGGTAAACCAGTGTCCTCTTCCTTTACAACAAATGTACAATGTGACCTAGTTGCAATCGATACAAATATAACAGGTGGTGGTGTAAATGCAACATGGTCTGATGCAGCAACAAGAACATCTGGTGCTAAAGGAGCATGGACACGAAGATGGAGAGATGATACACAACAAGAACAACTTGGTTATGCAATGCCAGATGCTGGTTGGGATGATTTAAATGATAGAAAAAGTAATTTTAGTTCTCAGGTTAATAATAACACAGCAAATTCTGTAGCAAGATATTTTAGAAGTACTGGATATGGTAAAGATGCTGGTCTTGGTACTCTAGAAGGTGCAATGAGAGCAATATCAAGTAGTCAAGGTTCAAATAATCAAGGAAGTGCAACTGACTCTGCTACCATTGGTAATAGGGTTAGCATAGAATCACTCGCAGATAGTGATGGTATTAGAGCAAGACCAAGAGAAAGATACCAATCAAGATTTACTTATTATTATCCCGTAGCATTGGAAAGAAATTATGATCAAGACAAGTTACATATACAAGTCTTGGAACATATGCCGAAGGAAACAGAGGGTTATAAGATAGCTCCTCGTGGAAAAACAATGAGTGGTCAAACTAAGAATAGAAAAATTCTTGGTTCTGTTTACTTACCTGTTCCAGGTGGAGTTGCTGATTCAAATAATGTTAGTTGGGGTGAGGATAGCATGGATCCAGCATCACTCGCAATGGCTAATGCAGTGTTCGAGGGTCTTGGTGAAAAAGATTCTGTAAAAGGATTAGCAGACAACATAGGAGATATTGCAAAAGATATTGGTGCTGATTCTGCTGATGTAAAAAAAGGATTACAAGGATTTCTTACAAAAGAAATAACAGGAAAAGCTAATATCCTAACAAGAAAGACTGGTCAGATCCTGAATCCTAATATGGAATTACTTTTTAATTCACCTCAACTAAGACCATTTACATTTGCATATAAAATGAGTGCTAGAAGTAATGAAGAAAGTCATATGATTAAGAGGATAATTAGAATGTTTAAACAAGCTATGGCACCAAAAGTATCTGAGAGTAATCTATTCTTAAGATCACCAAGCACATTTAGATTAAAATGGATGGTAGCTGGTAATAAAGAGCACAGTTTCCTACCAAAAATTAAAGAGTGTGCATTGACAGGATTTAATGTTAACTATACTCCTGATGGAAACTATGCAACCTATGAAAATACTTCAATGGTTGCATATGATGTTCAATTTAACTTCAAGGAATTAGAACCAGTCTTCCACAATGACTATTCCGAACTTGATGATAATAGAGACGAATCAATAGGTTACTAAAATGGCTAATCCATACTTCCGCAATTTACCCAACTTCGAATACGTCAATCGTGATAAAGAAGGTAAATTTATTTCAAACTATACTGAAGTAAAAAACCTCTTTAAGAGAGGTAAACTTAGAGAAGATCTCTTTCAAGATCTAACTGTCTTTGAAAAATATAATATTAAAGGTGATGATAGACCTGATAATGTTGCCTATGAAATCTATGGAGATGCTACTTTAGATTGGGTTGTATTATTATCAAATAATATTGTGAATATTACTAATGAATGGCCTTTAACTCAACAAGCATTTGAAAATTATATATTAGATAAGTATGACACACTTGCAAAACTTGATGAAACTCATCACTATGAATCAAATGAAGTTAAAGATAGATCAGGTGTTATAGTATTTCCAAAAGGAGTGAAAGTTTCTGCTGCACAAAGTGTAAGTTATTATGAACATTTAGACGATGAAGTAGTAACAGTTAATCCATTATCAAAAGCAGTTACTAATTATCAATATGAAGAGGATATAAACAATAAAAAAAGACGTATCTTCTTAATCAAACCAGTATATCTAAATATAGTCTTTGATGATCTAGAAGAAATGATGCAATATAAAGAGGGTTCCACCCAATATGTGAGTGAAACCCTAAAACGTGCTGATGATATTCGACTATTTGAATAGTAAGTTAATCCATGCTGCAATAACTAGAAGAGTTAAGCAGATTTGATTATACTTCAACTTTCTGCCAACTTCTGGAAGTAAGATAGAGCATCATCTTCATCAGAATCTACTCTCTTAGGTGCTGGTGATGTAGATACTGCTTGTGTTACTGTCTTTTCAGCAACCTCATAAGATCCACGACCTTCACTCTCACCCTCTAACTCTTCATCAACACGACGTTGAACAGGTTTTTTACCTAGAACATACTTAAGACGCTTCTCAAGATCTTCATAAGTCTTGAACTGATCTGGAGCAGTAACAGCAGTAAGAGAATACTGCTTCTTCCATAATGCTTCTAGTGCATCATCGTCATCAAGAAGTGGTGATGGAGCATCGAACTCTGACTTATCATAATTCCAGAATCCATCCTTCTTAACAATCTTCAACTTGAAGTTTGCACCTTGCCAGAAGTCAAAAGGATTGATTGGAGTTTCATCCTCAAACTCAGGCTGCATTGCTTCCATAACCTTATCAAAGATCTTCTTACCAAACTTGAATAAGAATACTTTACCCTCATTCTGAGGATTAACTTGATCTCTTACAACATATATGTTGCTGTAATATGATAACTTACGTTTCTGCTTACGAACCGTATCTTTATCTGCTTCATTGCCACTGTTCCATAATTCCCTGTTGTAATCAGAGACTGGATCTTTACCACCATTAGTGGTTAGTGAGTTCTCAATATACCATCCACCTGGCCCTTGAAAGGCATGTGAATATAGTTTTGCCCAAGGGATTTCTTCTCCATCAGGTGCAGGTAGGAATCTAATTACGGCATAACCGTTTCCTGTTTTATCTAGTTCTGGTTTCCAAAGGCGGTCATCTCCACCCCCACCAGTATTATTAACTTTTTCTACTTCTTTGACTAACTTGGCAGTCAGTGAACCTAAGTTCGACTGCTTTTTTAGACTTGCGAAAGACATTCGGATTTCCTCGGATTAAATTGGATTTGGCTTGTGGTACTCTATTATTTTAGTATTAATTTTTAGAGATGTCAAGTTGTTGTTTCATCATGTTTATCATCTCACTCATCTGATTAAAAAATACAGTCATATCAATATTTTTTGGAAGACCCATCATTACAGCAGACGAAAGAATTTGTTCTTTCATTTCTTGTGCTTCAGGATCATCTGATAAACTCAAACGTGTATACATAATTTTCTGTTTTTCAATAAGTTTTTCCAAAAGTTCTATATGATGTTTTTTGTCAGCATCATTCATATAATAAAACTTCATTACATTAGAATAGACCTCTTCCTGAAGCTCTTGAACTTCAGTCATCTCTGCTCTAACTATATCGGAATTAAAGAAACTCATGAATTAACAACCATTGATAACAACCTCCTTCAAGATTTTTTTATAACGGAATACATCTATATTTAGGAAAGGTGAGTATTTTTTCACCCTCCTACTGACGGTTTCCCACACAGGATCTTTTAACTTTTTATCAAAGTTTTTTCCGTATCCCAGTATTCTATCATATATTACCATACTTTCAATACTTAGACTACCCCCTAAAAATTTCTTTAATACAATTGGATGACCTTTACTACAATCAAATACATCATCAACCTTATTATTCATAAACAAACTCTCTGATTCTTCTTTAAAAATATAAGAAAGTGACTGAACCTTTTTCTTCCATTCAGTATATCTATCCTCACCTTCTTTAATCATCTCTCCAATCCACATTGTTTCTGGATTACTAGAGTATATAAAATTGGATACAAAAAATTCTTCTATTTCTTTATCACTCTTCTGTCTTGCAAACTTCTCAAACCAAAACCTATCCTTCCTCTTATAGAAGGCTTGATGAGTTGCTCTAACCTTACCATGATACTTTAAATAATCATACTTATCTTTAGTGAAGTGATTCTTCATCGCAAGATAGCATTTATAGGCATCAAAAGGCATCATAAAAAAAGTAATAAGGCGATTTTTTTGGCGAGGCTTTTTTCGCCCTTTTTTGGATTAAAAAACCAATTTCGCACGGCTGGTGCGTTTTAAAAAGTTTAACTCTTGTGCTTCGTATTTAATTTTTTCTTTAAGAGGTTTGGATATAAGTTTAGGAACTGACTCCAAATCGATAGCATTATTTTCACAAAAGGAAACTATTGCATCAATGTAATTCATACTATCATTAGTTTGAACCATACCCTCAATTTCTTGGGCAAATCGTGCAGGACAAAAGAACTTGTCTTTTAATGCCTTTTCAAGTTCATTCTCCATTCTCGCTCCTAGTATTGTGAGATACAAATTCTTTAATATAACGAACCAATAACTTAATATAATCCCCTTTGTTCCTTTTGTCAAATACTTTTACATCACCACCAGGTGTTACCATGATGGTAATTAATTTTTTGACAGGGATCTCAGTTAGTTCGTAGTAAGCAGCAGCATAAAACATTTCCTGAACAAAGTAGTTTTCAAGCCACTTTTCAGGTTTAATCTTTTCAGAGGTTTTAAAATCTATAACTGCTAATTCACCCTCATACTCCGCTATACAATCAACTCTACCTGCAAGACCATAATACTCAGAGTAAAGGGTTCTTTCTATAGCGTGTATATTATTTATCTTATCCAGATATGGTGTTGCATGATGCATCATAAACTTAGTTGCTGGTCTATACTCTTCCCAAAGCAACTCTCGATTCTCTAAGTATGCTTGTGCTGCTTCATGAAAATCAGTTCCACGAGCAGTTGCTTTCTTAGTAATTCGATTAGCTTCTTCTAGACCAACTCGCTTTCTCCAGTTGATAAAGATCTGACGATTATAAAAAGAAGTTACAGATGTAATAGAAGGAACCCATCTACCATCAGGAAGATTGTATAACCTTATCCCATTAGTTTCTTTTTTATTGAGTTCAAGATCACCTAGATGATTCTCATGAATAAAAGTCATTTAAATAAAAAACTAAAAGGACACTTACTTTCTGTCTTGGTCTTAGAAAATAATCTTGGTCTCCAATCTTGTTCGGATGCTAGAGAATGCCCCTTGAGCCATAAATCTACATCAACATCATTCTGTTTCTTCAAAACAATACCATCATCAAGATTAGGAGGATAGAAAGAAACTCTAAAAAGAGGATCTCCTTT